ACCAGTTTTACAACGACTGGTTTTACCGGGACTATGATTTGCACATTAAACCCTAACGCCCCATTGTATGTTTTGGGGCAGCCGGTTGATGCTGCATCTTTTATTGCAAATTTAGGTGTTCTTTTAACGTATAGATTCAATTCAAATATAAATCTTGCGAATTCTTATTCGAACGGGATTTATATTGATGGCGGCTCAGCGACAGCATCTCTTTCCTCCAATACAACAGTATCTGGAGTAATACGCGTTCTTTCTGGCGGATTTAACACAAACTCCAACAATTTGTCTGCCAGCATTTTAAGTAGCGTAGGAACTGATGTTGGCGCATACCAAGACAATTCTATTGCCGCAAATACTTACTCTTTTGGGTCTTCGCTAATAACTTTGTTTGGTGTTTTCCCATTGCTTTTTTTGGTTCCCGATGTTGTAAATGCTGGGACATCTACAATAAATCTTACATCAACAGCGCCCACTGTCGGCTTCACCCTTAATAACAAAACTTTTTATAATTTTAAATTTACCCCGGGAGCTTCTCAAGTCAGATATAGCGGTTTGTCTGGGTCTCAATTTAATAACATCACTCTTGATCCTCATACTGCGTTGGTGCTGATTGACCTAACGCCCGGCACAACGACAACTGTTGCGTCAATGAATATTGCCTCAGCAAAAGGCGCAGGGGTTATTGTCGGCGTAAATTTAACTAGCAATTCCGCAATATCAACAAACGCAACTCTTGCAATTGGGTCAAATGTTGTTACTGATTTTGCTGCCTATGTTGGTATAACAAAATCTGGCGCATCATCTTTAATTGCGCGTGGGGCTGCTGATCTTGGAGCGAATGTTGGAATAACTTTCCAGCAGCATTCTGTTATTGCCTTCTCTGGCTCCGGCCCAGCATCCTTCACTGTTCCAAACAACTTTTCCGGCTCAAGCTATATGCTTGTTGTCGGCGCTGGTGGTGGGGCTGGGAAAAGAAGTTTGAACACAACATCTGCTGGCGGCGGCGGTAGTGGCGCGGTTGCGGTGGTAAGTAATTTAAATATTTCGGCAGGGCAAACTATTTATCTTAATAGCCCGGTCGGCGGCGCTGGGGCTACGTCTTCTGGGTCTGGCGGATCCCCTGCAAATGCTTGGATAAATATTGCTGCAAACATTCCGCCATCCCTTGTAACAGATGGCGCGTTTGCTGACTCCGGGAACGGGTCTACTAATGGATCAACCACTGGCGGGGCTGGTGGCTCATTCAGTAGCTCATTGGGCAATATCCGCGCAGGCGGCATTACTGGTGGCAGTGGGTCAACATCTGGGGGCGGGGGATCTTCTGCCGGTAGTCTTTTGTTCCGCGTTGGCAAGGCCGGTGGTTCTGGCAACGGCGGCGGCGCTGGCGGAGCTAGTCCGCAATTTTTGGGTGTAAACGGGGCTGGTTTAGGCGGCGGCACAGGCGCGGCATTTGGCGTAAGCCCCGGAGGAACTGGCGGCGCTGGCGGCTCGTTTCCTGTGGCTGGGGGCAATGGCGCTGCCGGGACTAGTGTTGGCGGTGGTGGCGGCGGCTCGTCATCAGCGTCTAATGTTAATAGCGCGATTGGCGGCAATGGCGCAAGCGGAAGCCAGTGGACATATAAATCTTTGAATGGCGTTGCTGGCTCTGGAACTATTGGGTATGGTGGCGCTGGCGGTGGTGGTGGTGGCACATCCAATCTTTCAAATCTAAACTCTAGCGGCGGTCGTGGTGGCAATGGATCGGTTGGCGCTGGTGGTGGCGGCGGAGGCCGAGGAACAACAAGTGGTGGCGTTACCGGAGATGGTGGCGATGGCGGCCCATCAATGGTTCTGTTCGTTTATGTAGAAAACAGGGGCGGCAATTTCGCGACAATCATAGGTTAATCATGGATCCACAATTCTTAATCAACATAGGGTTTACTTGCGCTGGATTTTTTGGCGGCTGGATATTGAACAACATCACCAAATCTGTCACTCGCCTCGAAGATAGAGTCGCTGATTTGCCGCACATATACGTCCAAAAGGAAGACTACCGCCGTGACATTGATGAAGTAAAAGGTATGTTGAAGCAAATATTCGACAAGCTTGATAACAAAGCAGATAAGTAGGGGGTTGAAATGTTTAAGGATAAAGATTTAAGTAAGGCAAGGTTAGACGTTTCTGCTGAGATGATGCGTCTTGAGGCCGCATCTACAGCAAAAGAGGTTGCTGGCAAAGCAATAGGCAAATGGGGGCTTTGGGCAATTACCATTATTGTGATTATTGGCGTTGTCGCCAGCATCATGCTTGAAGAGGGCAAGATTGCGGCGGTAATTGGCCTTGTGTCAGCCGCTTTGACTGCGCTAATTCAAATGATTAACGGCATTGCTGGAGCCACTCCTAAGCAAGAAAAACCAGAATTTGAAGTTATGAAGCAGCTTATCGAGCGGCTTGACAGAATGGCAGACCGAGACCCTATCAGTGTTTCCGTTGATGGCGACAAGGTTGTTGTGAAGAAGGGCGAAGAACAATTTACAAGCTCAAGGGGGTAACATGGTTCCAATCGTTGCAACGCTGCTTTCAACATTAGCAGAAAATGGTCTTGGCCTTTTGTCGAGCGCATTACAGGCAAAAGGAAAGCAAGTTGTAGAAAACGCTCTGGGCGTAAAAATTTCTGACAACCCGACACCAGAGGAGGTGGAGAAGCTTCGTCAGCTTCAGTATGACCACGAAGAGCGCCTTCTTGAGCTTGGGATTGAAAAAGCCAAGATAGAGCTTGAAGAACTCAAGTCGCTGCTTCAGGCTCAGGCAAACCAAGAGGATAACGTCTCTGAGCGTTGGAAGGCTGACATGGCCTCCGACTCTTGGTTATCAAAAAACGTGCGCCCCGGAACCTTGGTGTATCTCCTGACCGCCTATCTTATGTTTGCCCTTCTGGATGGCGCTGGCTACAAGATCAGCGAGGCTTATGTCTCCCTGCTTGGGCAATGGGGAATGCTGGTCATGACCGCCTACTTTGGCGGCAGGACGGTCGAAAAGGTTATGGAGCTTCGTAATAAGGGGGGTGACAAATGAGCCTTGTAAATGAACAGGCAGCGTTTCTTCTGGATGCTTGCAAGCTGATTCAGTATGCCAGCGACCTTGGATTTGTCGTTACCGGCGGGGAGCTTGCGAGAACCCCAGAGCAGCAAGCCTTGCACTTCAAAGCGGGCCGATCCAAGACCATGAACTCGATCCACCTGAAGCGATGCGCGATTGACTTGAATTTCTTCAAGGATGGGAAGATCATCTGGAGCAAGGAAATACTAGCTCCTTTGGGCAAATACTGGGAAAGCCTGCACCCAAAGAACCGTTGGGGCGGAAATTTTCGATCTTTGGTGGACTGCCCTCATTTTGAGAGGAATGTGTAATGCCACAGGCAATGACATTTAATGGGCTGAAGGTTGATGTCCGAAACTATTTGGAGCGCGGAGCATCTGCTGCTACAGACCCGATTGTCTATGAGCAAATCCCAAAGCTGATCAATTTAGCTGAGCGTCGTATTGCCCGCGATCTGAAGATACAAGGATTCCAGACCGTGGTGACAACTGCTATGCAAACGGGTGTCTGTGTGATGCCAAAGCCTGATCGTTGGCGCGAGACGATTTCTATCAACATCGGAACTGGTGCGCTAAACAATACCCGCAAAACCCTTTTCACCCGGAGTTATGAGTATTGCAGGGCATACTGGCCTGACCAGTCTCAGGTGGGTGAGCCTACTTTTTATGCTGATTACGACTATCAGCACTGGCTATTTGCTGAAACCCCAGATCAGGACTACCCGATTGAGATTGTTTACTACGAGTTGCCGCCACTTCTGGATGATGAGCAGCAGCAAAACTGGCTGACGAACTTTGCGCCAAACGTCTTGCTGTACGGCACTCTTTTGGAAGCCACACCATTCCTAAAAAATGACGAGCGAATCCCAGTATGGCAGGGCTTTTACGATATGTCTGTCGCTTCTTTGAATCAGGAAGACATGAAGAAGATTCTTGACAGGTCTACCACTAGGCAAGAGGCGTAATTATGACTGTATTTACCAACATTTTTGGCGGTGACAATATCGCCCCATCAAGCGTTTCGTATGCGTCGGTAACCCTGACTAGCGCAGTAACGCAGTTTTACTGGCCTGTTGAAACTTCTGCAAATAATGATCTGATCGCAACCATTATGGATGTGACCAGCAACGCTGCTGGCTACGTTATCAGGCTGGGATCAGCGGCTGAGGTATCAAACGGTCAAACGATACTGTTCAACAACCCCGGATCCAACTCATTCATCGTTCAAA